TTTCTGAAAAGCTAGATCGGCTGATGGAAATCAAAACATAATATAACTATCGCGAAAGGGGTAGATATGGACCCCGTGTCTGCGTTAGCTATGATTAAAGCTGGTTTGTCCGCTGGTAAGCAAATCCACAGCCTTGGTAAAGAAATTGCTGGCTTTTTTGACTCAGTGGATAACACTAGAAAAAAACATCAAAAGAAGAAAAACAGTATCTTCACAAGCGCCAACGAGGAAGCCCTCGATACGTTTATGAGCCAGCAAGCCGCCAAGGATGCTGAAGAAGAACTAAAAGAGCTAATCACGCAAACCCGTGGTTTCAGCGCTTACCAGGAATTACTCAACATCCGGCGCGAGTTACGCATTGAGCGCAAAGAGCTAGAACGGCAAGCCCGGATAGAGCGTGAAGAACTGCAAAACAAAATCATCACCGGGGTCGTAGTCTTATGTGGCATAGCTTTGGCCATCGTCACTGGTGGCGCGTACCTGTGGTATTTAGGAATGATTAAATTCTAGCGCCGTGACCCTCAAGCAGCACAAGCAATTCTGGATCGTGACCGACGATAACAATCGTATCGTCATCATCACCCGCAATAAAACATCAGCCATAAATTATGCAAAAGGATTGAAGAAATGACTATTGCAATGGAGCGCATCCTCAAGTGGAAAATTATGCCGCGCCTAATGATGCTAGTAATGACTTATATGTACTATGAAGTGTTGTGGTGGTTCATGGATTTACCACCAGATGCAATGACTTCTCAGGCTACGGCTCTTACAGCAACAGTCACCGGGGCAATGACGGGCGCATTTGCTGTCTGGTTAGGCCATGAGAAATGATACAGTCATTTATTGGACCCATTGCAAGTTTAGCTGGCACTTGGCTTAACTCTAAAGTTGAGACTAAGGCGGCTGAGACACGCATGAAAGTGAGCGAGGCGGACGCTAAAGCTAAGATCATGCTATCCGCTGCGACCAGCGAGGCCGATTGGGAAAAGATCATGGCCCAAGGTACGCAAAACTCTCTCAAGGACGAATATCTGGTTCTATTGTTCAGCATACCGCTAATCCTGGCATTCTGTGGTGATTGGGGCAGACAGACGGTTGCTGACGGTTTTGCAGCTCTCTCTACCATGCCGGATTGGTATCAATACACGCTGGGCGTAATCGTGGCGAGTTCATTTGCCGTCAGATCAGCAACCAAGTTCTTCGGTGGCAAGAAGTAATGGAAGCGTGGCAAGCGATATTACTGTTGATGGTCACACTTAACACTGTTTTCAACATTTGGCGCTTTTACTTGGAGTATCGAAAATGAAGAACAATTTTGACAAGTGTTTAAAGATGCTGCTTCACCACGAAGGCGGCTTTGTAAATCATCCGAAAGATCCAGGCGGCATGACCAACCTTGGCGTAACGAGGGCAGTCTATGAGGATTGGGTTGACGCTCCTGTCACTGAGCAAGATATGCGTGATCTAACGCCAGAAGATGTAGCACCGATTTACAAAAAGAAATATTGGAATCGAGTGCAATCAGATTATTTAAGTGACGGCTTGGATTGGACCTGTTTTGATTGGTGTGTGAACTCTGGAAGTAAACGCCCGGCAAAAGCATTACAGCGCATCATTGGTGCAAAAGCTGACGGCGCTATCGGACCTAAGACATTACAACTCGTGGCTGATTGTGACCCGGTTGAACTGATCGAAAAGATGTTTGATGCGAGACAATCGTTTTACGAAGGCTTAACGACCTTTGACACGTTTGGTCGAGGCTGGACGCGCAGAAATAAGGAAACTCTAGAGCAATCACTGGAGATGGCTGGGGAGTGATGAAGCGTGACCATCAGCAAACAGGTCTTCGCCGCAAGGGTGGGCCGTGCTGGTGAATTTCTGGCTATGTCAAAATTGGAGTTTCACGGGCATAGATGCTATCATGTGAATACTGTTGCTGACGATGTTTGGATCAAGCTTGAGTCAGGTAAGATTGTGACGCTCCAGGTCAAAACAAGTGCTAAACTCCAGCCACATTCTAACAAATATTTATTCTACACAAAGCCAGCGAAGAACATCGTCAAGTCGAATGTGTTTGCTTTTGTCGTCCTGGACAAAGGGCTGGTCTACTTTATGAAGCGCTCAGATAAAAGATTAAAACACTACAACACGCGCATAGATAAAGATGACTTCACCCAAGCCAACGAAAACAAAACTATGAAGAAAGTGTTTAGCTGATTGGGCAAATGTTCCAAACCGATTTTGCCCTTGGAACAATGCGCCAAAATGTTCCAAAAAAAAAGTTGACACTATTGATCAAGCTTAATAGCTTACCCGTGATTTTAAAGGGAAAACAAAGGCTTCGCTGACACGGCTGATTACTTCAATTGGAAGTAGTATTATTTCATGTGCAAGTATTATTATTTCATGTGTTAATTAGCCGTTTAAAAGCAAAACTTTAAAAAACCCCTTAAAATTATGAGCTTGGGCGTTTTACAAAAGTAATATTTCGTCCTTTTTTTTAACAAATGTAATGCAGATTTGCATAAAAGTTGGAACAATAATTGGAACAAATTTGACTATTACATTATTTTAGTAATAAATTGGAATACTAAATGAATAACATAAATAACGATTCGACAGTGTTAATTTCCAAGAGAGGCATGGAGATTTTGAGAGAATTAAAAAAAGTGAGAGATGATTTTGAAGAAGTAAGCAAGTGTGAAGCAGAAGTGAGCGAGGCGGCTTACTCAGAACTTGAAAACTTTTTCTTAGAACAAATGCGACCATTAGAGGCTGAATTAACGGAGGAAATATTCGATGCCAACAATTTTAGAACTGAGTATGTTAAAACTGATACACAACGAGAGAGGATATCAGATACGGTTCATCAATCCTGACGGAAGGGATACCAAGAGAAAAGTTCCGGCTGGGGAAAATGAACACGTTTATGCTGTCCAGCAAAATGAGCTTTTCGCGCAGGGTGACTATGGTGGCAAATCAAACGGGATCACACTCGATCAAGCTGTTGTCAAATATTACACCCAGCTTGATGAGATGGTGTACCGTGAAAAAACAAATGCCAAATACGGCAACACTATGCGCCCTCACCGACGCAATCTGATCAAGGGCATACTTAGAAACCACATTCTGCCAACGCTGGGCAGTCAATCTTTGCAGAATATAAAGCCATACAAAATTAAAAGCTTGCAGACTGATCTGAGCAAAAAGATGGCTCCGCAAGTCGTGAACTCATATCTGGCGGTGCTAGGTAGTGTGTTTACCATGTGTTACGAAAAAGGCTGGATGGAAACCAACCCGGTCAGTCTTATAAAACGGCTTCAAGTCAAAGGGTTTAAAAAAACCCACACTCCCGGCAAGCAAGAGGTGGAAGCGGTTATCTCTGCTGCTCATGACGATTGGCGGCGTACTATGCTTATGTTGGCCGCGAACACAGGTATGCGAACCTGTGAAATCCTTGCTTTAACCTGGTCAGCAATATCTGGCGATATCATCAAGGTCGAGCGCAGTGCTGTCTTAGGCAATATTGGCAAACCTAAGAACAAAACCAGCAAGCGCAAGATACGCATAGACAACAAGCTTAAACTGAGGCTCAATACAATGCGTCTGGCCAGCACTGGCGAGTTTTTGTTTACCAATGCAAACGGTAATCTCTACTCCGGCACAGATGTCACTCGACAAGTGTTAGATCCAGCAATCAAGAAAGCTGGCGTGGAAAGCTTTGGCTGGCATGGCTTGCGGCGGTTTTATGAGAATGAGCTTGAGGACCAAGGTATGCGTAAGGATCACATACAAAAGCTTATGGGCCACCAGATAGGAAGCAACGTGACAGACAGGCATTACCGTGTTGTGCGTGAGGAAGCTGTGCTGACTGACGATTACGTTTTGAGCATTGGGGGGTAATAGGATGGCAACAACGAGAATAGATTTAACTGAAGTTGAAGGTGATGAAATTTATGAGATTGCGGAAAAGCACTCTGACAAAAAGATAACTGGCGATTGGATAGGTGGAAATTGCGAGATTGGAAACCTTGTTAGTAAAAGGTGCAATCAGGCTTTTATCGCTGGGATAATGTTTGCAATGCAAAACATTACAACAGAGGTCGAAGGTGATGACGCTTTTACAACCGTGCTGACTGACGTTTATCGTGATGATCAAGGTAGTGAAGATGGCGACATGGTTTTTACAATCAAAGCAAAAATCAAACTTGATTATTAGGCACTTCTAAATTCAGGTAAAAGAGGGGAGCGCTAGGCTCCCCTTTTAGTTTACATTCTGTTGCGCTGGCTACCAACGACAACATGGATGTTATGTAGGTCAGATCTGTGGAACTTGATTGGATTATTCATGGCGGGTGTTCTGACCATTATATAATCATCAGCCAACTCAGCGACCTCTCGGAATATACCGATTAACTTGTTGGCATACTCAAACAACAGCACAACATCATCACCCACGATTGGATCAAGTGTTGGATCAACAAACAAAGTGTCGCCCTGTCTGTATCGAGGTTCCATTGCCTGACCGTAGTTTGTCGCGGCGTATGCTTCTGCCGAATATTCTAAGAATGATGGCTTTTTGATCTGCGTGGGCGCACCTTGTTGCGATCTGACGACAAACCCATCTCCATGTGCAAAATTTTGGTTCATTGGTTGTTTTTCCTGGTAAAATGGAATAAACACAGCACTTCCGACTTGATTAAACGCCTTAAACGGGGTCTGACCCGTTTGAACCTGCTCGTCCATAAAGTCGGCTATACTAATCCCAAGTGCTTCGGCTATCCTGACCAGCTTATCGTGAGATGGGGTTTTAGTTAGACCTTTCTCTATCTTACTGATTTGACTTTGGCTCACCCTTGAAAGTTCAGCTAATTCTCCTTGCGTGATACTCATATTTCTTCTGACTTGGTACAATTTCGTGTACATAATTCAGTTTCCAATCTCTCGAATAAATTACTTTTTGTGACGCCATCAAATCTTCCACACAGATCGGTATTGAAGTTTGTGCGTCAGTTTTTCTCTCATTAAATTCTATTGCACTTACTGGTGGCCCCATTGGGGGATTGTTAAAACTTGACGCCCGTAACCCAGAATATGGGCCGCTTGTGTTTAACCCAGTTTTTTGAATTTTTAACCAACCAAATTTTACAGACGAACCGTTTTTAAAATGATTGCGTGTCGCCATGTTTTCTGTAGCTGTTTTCTTGTGACGGCTTTTATATTGCTTAACCGTTAAACCACCCGGTCGGCTTACAATGTGGATCTTTCCTGTCATAATATTCTCCCTCGTTATTCTCTATATTATTCATTATTGAATGAGAGTCAATAGGCATGAATATATAGCTCATTCGCCAAAGTAACTAAAAAAGTCAAATAGTAATTGACACGAATAACTAACAGCATTATGCAGATATGTATTGAAAAAACACTACATATTGTGAGAGAGCTATTGCAACTATATGAATATTTGATCGACGAGAACCTTTCTCAAACTGAATTTGCTAAGAAAACAAAGATCAGCCAGCCTACTTTATCGAGGTATTTGAATGCTGATACTATTCCATCAGTAGTAAACGCGATTATTATTGAGAAAGCCACGAATGGCCGGGTTCCATGTTCGTGCTGGGGCAATCTCAAGCGCAAGCTCAAGCAAGCCTTTAAGGATCAAGACTTGGCGGTGCTGATAGATGAGTAGTTTGAGCATTGGCAAGAGAGGTGAGCTACAAGCGCGTGACCTAATCTTTGCTGAACTTGGCGTCATGCTAAAGAGAGATTTAGATCAGTACAGATCGAATGATCGTGGCGACCTCATCCCAGCAAGTGACGATACTAATTGGTGTTTTGTCGTCGAAGTCAAAATTAGAAAAGACGGCTGGACCCATGACAAAGCTTGGTGGGAACAAGTCACCCGTGCCGCCAATGCACAAAAAAAGATACCCGTCTTGATGTACAAATTTAAACGTCGTGATTGGCGTTTTGTCATAAAGCTCAACACGCTGAATGACGCACTCAGCGGTGAACATAGTCACAACGATGATTACTTGGTCACGCTCGATGCCGACACTTTTTTCTACATTGCCAGAGAGATTTTATCAGGGAGAGAGAGATGAAACTTATAGATTGCCCGGAATGCAAAGGTGAAGGCGACGTTATCTATGAACGCGCAGTCATGCAGAGCGTGAACAATCCTTACCCGGAATACGAGGACTACAAGACCGAATGCGAAAACTGCGTCGGCATGGGTCTGATCGAGCCGCTTGAGGACGACCAATGATGAACAATCCACAACTTGTAAAACAACTGAGAGCCGCCGCCGAACTTGGCATGAGCCAGACAGAAGCGGCTGAATATTTGTGTGTAACAACCAGCCGGGTTTTTCACATGAAGACAAAGCACAACATAGATTTCGGAGGTAAAAATGCAAGACAACGTGCAAGAAGCAAAAGTTATAATGAACCGACTCCAGCGACAGAACGAGATCATGATAAAGCAATCCGAAATGCGCGGAAGGCCGAGTTTGCAGCAGAACTTAGAAGAACAGAAAGCGCTGCTGGATTTACTGGATACAAAGTTCCAACACATCAGTCTGCGCTAGATAAGGTCTTACTGAAGGCCAAAAGCAAGCGTGAGAGGGCAGAGATCCAATTCGGCTATAACTGGCTTCAGTTCGAGCTTAGACAGCGCGAGGCTGGATTACGCCCACCCTTGCCCGTCCGAGGTCAAACGCAGTGGTTCAAGGACGAACAATCTGACCAGGCCAAGCGACACAAGCTTGCTGAAACTGACCGCCGACGCATAGCCGTCCTCGGTCATATCGCTGGCAAAGAATACACAGCCACACAGATCGCATCACTGCTTGGCGAAAGCGTAGCCAAATCCAACGACTTGCTGGGCCGGATGACGGCTGACGGCATCTTGGATCGAGAGCGTCAGATCATCGAAAACGGTGTCAGCAAGAAGGATAAGCGCACCTGGCGTTGGGTATATTTTGAAAACAAGGTGACAGTATGAGTATTCGCCTAAAGTCAGCAAGTGAAGCACTCAGTAATGCCGTGATCGGACTGTTGGTAAGTTGGGCCGCTACCTATTGGCTTTTTCCAGCTTGGGGCTTCCAACCTAGCCCGGCAGTCGCGGCTGAAATTACAATAACATTTTTTATTCTGAGCTTTGCAAGGTCGTACATTTTACGGCGGTTTTTTGCATGGTTTAACAGTGAGGCAACAGCATGAGCGACATTACAACAGGCGTTTACCATGATCTATCAAATGAAGACTATCACGCCAAAAATATAATCAACGATAAGGATGTGGTAAGCAGTAGTTACGTAAAGGCTTGGCACAAGCAAACACCAGCGCACGCCAATGCTGACAGGCCGTTCAAAAGCAATCCGATTTTTGACATAGGCACGGCAACACATGGCTGGGCGTTAGAGGGAGTTGTCCCGGTAAAAGGTCCGCCGACACGA